GACCTGATCCCGAAGATTTACGACACCGAGCGCGTTGCCCGCATCGTCGGCATCGACGGCGAGGTCGGCATGGTCAAGATCAACCCCATGCAGCCCGAGCCGATGCGCGAACTGCGCGATCAGGCCGGCAACGTGATCGAGAAGATTTACAACCCGTCGGTTGGCATCTACGACGTCAAGGTCACGACCGGCCCCGGCTACATGACGAAGCGCCAAGAGGCGCTGGACGCCATGTCGATGCTGTTGCAGTCCAATCCGCAACTCTGGAGCGTCGCGGGCGATCTGTTCATCAAGAACATGGACTGGCCGGGCGCGCAAGAGATGGCGGCTCGCTTCGCCAAGATCATCGACCCGAAAATCTTGGAAGGCGAGGACCAGTCGCCGCAGATGCAGCAGGCGCAGCAGCAGATTGAAGTCCTCACGAAGGAACTCAATCAGGTCGCCGGGATGCTTCAGAAGGTCGAACAGTCTTTTGAGGCTCAGCAGCTTCAGATCAAGGCGTATGAAGCCGAGACGAAGCGCATCTCGGCGGTGCAGGCCGGCATGACGGCCGAGCAAATCCAAGACATCGTGATGGGAACCATCGCCGCAGCCGTCGACACGGGCGATCTGGTTGGCAGCAACGCCCCGTTGCCCCGCGAGCAAGTGCCTGAGATGGCTGAGCAGCCTATGCCAGAACCCCCTATGATGGAGCCGCAAGGTGAAATGCAATGATTTTGTAGGGCTGCTGTTTCTGGCGCGGGATGTCGCCCATTCCGTCCATCTGAACACGCGCTCCTACGCCAAACACAAGGCTCTGCAAGGCTTTTACGAGGGCATTGTCGACCTCGCGGACGACTTTGCGGAGGCGTATCAGGGCCGTCACGGCATGATCGGGCCGATTACGCTCATGTCGGCCAAGAAAACGTCCAACATCGTCGACTTTCTGAAGGACCAGCTCGAAGAAATCGAAAAGTGCCGGTACGAGGTTTGCGACAAGGACGAAACGGCAATCCAGAACATCATTGATGAGATTGTGGCGCTCTATTTGAAGACGCTCTACAAGCTCCAGTTCCTAGCGTGAGGCAGAAATGGCTAACTATGCTCACTTGACGGCCTCTTCGCAGGTCAAAATCGGCGGAACCAAGCTCGTCGGCGTGTTTTGCAGCTCTGGCACGTCCCCGACGGTCGCCATCTACGACAGCGCGGCGGCTTCGACCTCCGATCCGGTCGTTATTGCCGCGTTTACGGCTGCGACGCCCGGCGAATATGTGTTTACCGGCGACGAGGACGGTCTGTACCTCAAGAACGGCCTCTACGTCGTGCTGGGCGGGACAAACCCGAAAGTTACTATCTCTTATGAGTAACTTGACCGTGTAAACAGAACGTGTCAGTTATTTTGTAGCCCGACTGGCCGGGTTAAAAGCTAGGAAACTCCGTAATGGAAGAAAATACAGCGGTTCCGACCGCGCCGGAACAGGAAGTCACGGCGACGCCTGCCCCCGAAGTTACGCAGCCGGAGACGACGAGCGAGCCGCCCAAGTCTTTCACTCAGGAAGAGCTGGACGCCATCGTCGGCAAGCGCCTCGCAAGAGAGCGTCGTGCATGGGAACGAGAGCAGGCCCAGCGCCTTGCGGAACGGCAGGCTATACCAGCCACGCCGCCGCCAGCGCCCGAAAACTTCAGCGATGCGGCGTCCTACGCGGAAGCGTTGGCCGAGCGCAAAGCTCAGGAGCTTTTGGCGCAGCGGGAAGCCGCAAAGCAGCAAGCCCAGATCGTTGAAGCCTATCAGGACCGCGAAGAGGAAGTCCGGGCCAAGTATGACGACTTTGAACAGGTCGCCTACAACCCCAGCCTTCCCGTCACGGACGTGATGGCGCAGACGATCCAAGCCTCCGAGATTGGTCCCGAAGTCATTTATTGGCTTGGTTCCAACCCCAAGGAAGCGGGTCGTATCTCCTCTCTGCCGCCTTACTTGCAGGCACGGGAAATCGGGAAGATCGAGGCCAAACTGGCCGCGAACCCGCCGGTGAAGAAAACTTCAACTGCCCCGGCTCCGATTGCCCCTGTCGCCGCCCGCTCGTCGGGTGGACCGGCCTATGACACCACCGACCCGCGCTCCATGAAAACCATGAGTACGTCGGAATGGATCGAAGCCGAACGCCAGAGGCAGATCGCAAAGCTGCGGGCGCAACGCTCACGCTGAGGACTGACCAATGGCGAACAGCCTTCTTACCATCGACATGATTACCCGCAAGGCTCTCGAAATCCTTGAGAACAACCTTGTGGTCACCCGCACCGTCAACCGTCAGTACGACGACAGCTTCGCTGTCGAAGGCGCCAAGATCGGTTCGACCCTGCGTATCCGTCTGCCCGACCGCGCTCTTGTGACGGACGGCGCCGCGCTTCAGGTTCAGGACGACAACGAGCAGTACACCACGCTCACCGTCGCCTCCCAGAAGCACATCGGCGTCCAGTTCACGTCGGCCGAGCTGACGATGCAGTTGGACGACTTCGCTGAACGCGTTCTCAAGCCGCGTATCTCGCAGCTTGCTTCGTCCATTGACGCGGACGTCGCCAATGCGTTCAAGTCGATCTACAACTCGGTCGGCACGCCCGGCACGACCCCGTCCACCTCTCTGGTCCTGCTTCAGGGTCAGCAGAAGCTGAACGAGTTTGCCGCCCCCATGTCGCCGCGCTACGCGACCGTCAACCCGGCTGCGAACGCCGGCCTTGTCGAAGGCATGAAGGGTCTGTTCAACCCGACCGACACGATCTCGCGTCAGTTCAAGAACGGCCTCATGGGCGAGGGCGTCCTTGGCTACGAGGAAATGAACATGTCGCAGTCGATCCGCCAGTTCACGACCGGCTCGCGCAACACGACCGGCCCGTACACGGTGGACGCCACGATCTCCACGCAGGGCGCTTCTACGATCACCATCGCGGGCGCGACCAACGACGAGACGCTGGCGGTCGGCGACGTGTTCACCATTGCGGGCGTCTATGCGGTCAACCCGCAGACCCGCGAAAGCACCGGCGCGCTTCAGCAGTTCGTCGTCACGGCCGCGTCCACGGCTGCTGGCACGAAGTATACGAACGTGTCGATCTCGCCCGCGCTCTACACCCCGGCGAATGCTCTGGCGACGGTCAGCGCCTTCCCGCAGTCGGGTGCGGCCATCACGTTCGTCGGCGCGGCGTCCACGTCGTATCCGCAGAACCTGATCTACCATAAGGACGCAATCTCTTTCGCCACCGCCGACCTTCTGCTCCCGCAGGGCGTCGACATGGCTTCGCGTCAGGTCCACAACGGCATTTCCATGCGCGTCGTTCGTCAGTACGACATCAACAACGACCGCCTGCCTTGCCGTATCGACGTTCTGTACGGCTACAGCGTGATCCGCGCGCCCATGGCGGTTCGCCTCTGGGGCTGAGTAAAACGGGGCGGCCTTCTGGCCGCCCCAACTCCATGAGGATTTTATGATTTACCTGCGTCATCCCACCCACGGCACAAAAGTCGCCATCTCCGAAGCTGAAGCGATTTTTGATGAAAGCAACGATTGGGTGCGGTATGATCCCGCCACGGGTGTCACCCCGGCGGCTCCATCCAACGAGCTTGTAGCCCGGCGACGCGGCAGAAAGCCGCTGAACGAAGGACACCCCACTAATGGCAACGACGGCAGGCGACCTGATTAACGGCTCTCTGCGCCTTCTGGGCGTTCTGGCCGAAAGCGAAACGCCGTCTGCTGCGACATCCCAAGACGCTCTTGTTGCGTTCAACCAGCTTCTCGAAAGCTGGAGCGCCGAGCGTCTGGCTGTCTTTTCCACCATTGACCAAGTCGTTGCGTGGCAGCCGAACACGCTAAGCGCAACGCTCGGCCCGTCTGGAACGCTGACGCCTGTCGATCCGCTGGCGACGCTCGTCCGCCCCGTTCTGGTGGACGATGCGACCTATTTCGTCGACCCTTCGACGGGCGTGTCCTACGGCATCAAGCTCATCAACCAGCAGCAATACGACGGCATCGCGGTCAAGACCGTCACCAGCACTTATCCGCAGGTCATGTTCGTCAACATGACCTACCCGGACATCGAGCTTTACGTCTACCCCAAGCCGACCAAGCTGCTGCACTTCCATTTCATCTCGGTGCAGACGCTCGACCAGCCGGCCAATCTGGCGACGAACCTGACGTTTCCGCCGGGCTATTTGCGCGCGTTCCGCTACGCGCTGGCTTGCGAACTGGCGCCGGAGTTTGGCGTCGAACCGTCCTTGCAGGTGCAGCGCATCGCCATGGCGTCCAAGCGCGACCTGAAGCGCATCAACAACCCCGACGACGTGATGTCGCTGCCCTATAGCATCGTCGGCACTCGTCAGCGGTATAACATCTACGCCGGGAACTACTGATGAAGACCCCGATCCTTGGGTCCAGCTATGTCGCCCGCTCGGTCAACGCCGCCGACGCGCGCATGGTCAACCTGTTCCCGGAGATGATTGCGGAGAACGGCAAGGAGCCGGCTTATCTCAGCCGCGCGCCCGGCCTGCGGTTGCTGGCGACCATTGGCGACGGTCCTATCCGTGGCTTGTGGGTCGTCAAGGACTACGCTTACGCCGTGTCCGGCCGCTACTTCTACAAGATCGACGCCAGTTGGAACGTCACGCTGATCGGCGCGGTCGCGCCCAATTCCGGCCCGGTCAGCATGGCCGACAACGGCGCGCAGATTTTCATCGCCTGCAACGGCCCGAGCTACATCTACACCATCGCCACCAACACGCTTACGCCCATCATTGACCCGGACTTCCCCGGCGCGGTGACGGTCGCCTATCTTGACGGCTACTTCGTCTTCAACCAGCCCAACAGCCAGAAGATTTTCGTCACCGCGCTGCTCGACGGCACGCAGATCGACGCGCTTGACTTCGCCAGCGCGGAAGGCTCGCCCGACAACATCGTCTCCATCATCGCGGACCACCGCGAAATCTGGGCGTTCGGCACCAACACGGTTGAGGTCTGGTATGACGCGGGCGGCGCTGACTTCCCGCTCGCGCGCGTTCAGGGCGCTTTCAACGAGATCGGTTGCATTGCGCCCTATTCGGTCGCCAAGCTCGACAACGGCTTGTTCTGGCTGGGCGCGGACGCGCGCGGTCGGGGCATCGTTTATCGGTCCAACGGCTACACCGGCACGCGCATCTCGACCCATGCGGTTGAATGGCAATTGCAGGAATACACAGACCTGTCGGACGCCGTGGCATACACCTACCAGCAGGACGGTCATGCCTTTTACGTCCTGAACTTTCCGACCGCCAACACGACGTGGGTCTACGACGTGGCGACGCAGGGCTGGCACGAACGGGCTGGCTTTGTTGACGGCCAGTTCACCCGCCACCGCGCCAACACCCAGATGGCGTTCTCCAACGAGATTGCCGTGGGCGACTACGAGAACGGCAACCTCTACGCCTACGACCTGACCGTTTATTCCGACAACGGCCAGCCGCAGAAATGGCTGCGCTCGTGGCGGGCGCTGGCGGCGGGTCAGAACAACCTTAAACGCTCCGCGCATCATACGCTGCAACTCGATTGCGAGACGGGTGTCGGCACCCTGACCCACACCGACCCGCAGGTCATGCTGCGCTGGTCGGATGACGGCGGCCACACATGGTCGAACGAGCATTGGGTGTCGATGGGGGCCATGGGCCAGTTTGGCCGCCGCGCCATCTGGCGCCGGCTCGGCATGACCATGAAACTGCGCGACCGCGTTTATGAAGTGTCGGGGACGGACCCTGTGAAGATCGCTATCCTTGGGGCCGAACTGCGGGCGTCCCCGACCAATGCGTAACATCACCAACATCACGCCTCCGCGCGTCCCCCTGACCGACCCGGCCACCGGGCTGATCTCGCGCGAATGGTATCGGTTTTTTATGAACTTGTTCGTGCTGGCCGGCTCCGGCACGAGCAGCGCAACGGTTGACGACCTGCTGGTTGACCCCGTTTCGACCGATCAGTTTGCCGACATCAACCGAATTTATAACGAGGCGCTGCTGAACGCGCCGTCCGTTCAACTCGGCACGTTGGCGAGCGTCAACCAAGACAACGTCCGCTATCTCGGCTTCCAGACGGCGCCCGGCCTCAACTACACGCCGCCGGTCGGCACGGCCTACTGGAACGGCGGCACGACGCTGACCATCCAAAACACGCCGAACGTCGCCCAGCCGATTGGCGAGGCGCAATACTATTACATCAAGGCCACCGCCAACATCACCAAGGGCCAGCTCATCATGTTTGATGGAGCGGTCGGGGCAAGCGGCCAGCTCAAGGGCAAGCCGGCCACGGGCCTGACGACCGGCGAGTATCTGATGGGCGTGGCGGCGGAGAACATCGCCGCCAATGCTTTCGGCATCGTCACCAGCTTCGGCCTCGTGCGCGGGTTCGACACGACCGGCGGCGCGGAGGCGTGGACGCAAGGCACGATCCTCTACTACAACCCCGCCGTCCCCGGCGGCATGACCAAGACCATCCCGACCGCGCCGAACGTCAAGGCCATCGTGGCAACCGTCGTCAACGCTGCCTCCGGCGGGTCTGGCTCGGTCTTCGTTCGCGTGACTTTCGGGTCCAAGTTGGGCGAGACGGACAGCAACGTCCAGATCACGTCTGTTGCCGACAGCCAAATCCTGCAATACGACGCGGCGCTCGGCTACTGGAAGAACGTCAACTTCCCGGCCCCGACCGGCGTGACGACGTTCAGCGCCGGCACAACGGGCTTCACGCCTTCGACCGACACGTCCGGCCCCGTCACGCTGTCCGGCACGCTGGCGGTTTCGCACGGCGGCACGGGCCAGACCACCGCACAAGCGGCGCTCAATTCGCTGTCGGGCGCGGTGACGTCGGGCTATTACCTGCGTGGTAACGGCACCAACGTCACCATGTCGGCTATTCAAGCGGCCGACGTCCCAACCCTCAACCAGAACACGACCGGCACCGCATCCAACGTCACGGGCGTCGTCGCCACGGCCAACGGCGGCACGGGCAAATCGAGCGCCTACACGCAATACGGCGTCGTTTACGCGCCCACCACGACCTCGCTCGACAACAGCCTGTCGCTGACCGTTTCCAGCAGCGGCACGGTCGGCGTCGGGCTGGTTGCGGCGTCCAACACCATGCTCTACCTCGGGCAGAACATGGGCGGGACGGGCGTCGTCAGCGCGTTTTCGCTCTACAATTACGGCGTCATCCAGCCCGGCACGACGCTGGGCTTCTACAACCAGTCGGCCATCACCCTTGCGGCAGGAACCACGCTAAACTCTGCGTTTGGCTACAACACGGTTGAGCAGGCGCTTCCGGCCGGCGCCAGCGTCACGTCGCAATTTGGGTTTGCCATCAGCTCGACCTTTGTCAACGGCACAAGCAATTACGGGTTCTACACGTCCAACAACGCGGCCATCGGCGCGGGCAAAACCTTCTACGCTTTTTACGCCAACGGCGCAGCGGCCACCGGCGGCGGAACAACTTACAATTTTTACGCCGCCAACACCGCGCCCAACATCTTCCGGGGTGACACGCGCTTCGGCAGCACGACCGACCCGACCGCCACGGTGGACGTCACCGGCACGCTGAAAGTGTCGGGCGCCGTCACGCTCAGCACGGCGCTCGGCTTGGCGTCCGGCGGCACTGGACAGACTACGGCGCAAGCGGCTATCAACGCATTGGCCGGCGCAGTCACGTCCGGCCAGTATCTGCGCGGCAACGGAACAAACGTCGTCATGTCGGCCATTCAGGCCGCCGACGTCCCGACCCTCAACCAGAACACGACCGGCACGGCGTCGAACGTCACCGGCACGGTGGCGGTCGCCAACGGCGGCACGGGTCTGACCTCCATCACCGCCAACCGAATCCCCTACGCCTCCGCGTCAAACACCTACGGCACCAGCGCGGATTTGACGTTCGACGGCACCACGTTCGTAGCTTCCAAAGGCCAGTTCTCGCAGGCCGCCGCCACGGGCGCGGCAGACTACTGCGTCCGCATGACGCAATCCGGCTCGACTGGGTCGGCGGGCCGCGCCATCTTCGACCAAAACTCCACCTACGCGCTGGCCGTTGATATTGGCAGTTCCGGCGGCACGTCGGCTACCGCAAGTTTCCAGTGGATCACCCGCGCCACAGGCGCACAAGTCACAATGCCGTTGCGGTTGAATTACAACGGCTCTCTTTTGTTTGGCAACTACACGGTCAACGCCAGCGGCCAGACCTACGAGTATCAGCCCAACATCACCGCCAAGAACGCAGCGGCCACCCTGACCGCCGCTGAAGTTCTCACGCGCATTCTCAGCTACACCGGAGCCGCCGCCACCGTCACCTTGCCAACAGGCACCGATCTCGACGCGGGGGCCAACTTCTCCACCAACACCGGCATTGAATGGTCGGTTATCAACACCGGCTCCGGCACCTGCACGGTAGCCGTCAACACGGGCATCACGTCGTTGGGCGCGTTGACCGTTGCTGCCGGCGCGTCCGGCTTGTTCCGCATTCGCCGCACCGGCGCCGCCACCTTCGTAATCTACAGGCTTGCGTGATGAAAAACATCATTGTCGAACTTACTGACGACCAGTATGATCGCTTCAAGAAAGCCCTTGCCAAACGGACAGTTGGCATGGACGAGGCAACGGATGAAGACCTTGCCAACTATCTGAAGAACCGCGCCCGCGCGCTGACATACGAGGCCGAGGCGACCCCCGCCAACCAGACGGAATGGGAGTTTTGACGATGGCGGTTAGCCTTTCTCTTGTCGCAGGTGCGGGATGGCAGTTCTTTGACGACAACGGCGACCCGCTGTCCGGTGGCAAACTGTTCATCTACACCGCCGGCACGACCACCAAAGTCGTCAGCTATACCAGCAGCTCCGCGTCGACCCCCAACGCCAACCCGATCATCCTAGACGCGGCGGGCCGGGTTGTCGAAGAGATTTGGCTGACCTCCGGCGCCAGCTACAAGTTCGTCCTGTCGCCCTCGACCGACACCGACCCGCCGACCGCCGCCATCTGGACCAAGGACAACATTCCTGTGTCCAACGACGTCGGCGCCGTCTACACGGAGCTGGCCAACACCACGGACAACGCCAAGGGCGACGCGCTGATCGGCTTCAAGCAGGCCAATGCGTCCGGCTTCCTGACGGGCGCGGTCGCCCGCACGGTCAGCACCAAGCTGCAAGAGTTCGTCAGCGTCAAGGATTTTGGCGCGGTGGGCGACGGCACGACGGACGACACGGTCGCCATCCAAGCCGCGCTCAACGCCTCGTCGGCGGTCGACTTCGGGGACGCCTCCAACGTCTACAAGATCAGCGGCTCGCTGGCGGTGACCAAGCCTAACTCGTGGCTGCGCGGCGACGGCGCCACGATCTACGCCCCGGCCAACGGCGCCATTGTCCCGGCGCTGAAGGCGGAAGGCGCGTTGTCAGCCACCACGACCAATTTGACGGCGGGCGCTTCGCCGGAAGCCTATTCGGTCGCCGTCACGTCGTCCACGGGCTTCGCCAAGGGCGATTGGGTGCTGCTGTCGAGCGCCAACATCTACACGTCCTACGAAACCACGTCGACTTTCTACGCCGGCGAGATGCTGCAAATCCGCAAGGTTGTCGGCAACACTGTCTACTTCTGCACGCCGGTCGTCGGAACCTACACGATTGACAAGACGCCCAAGATTACAAAGGTGTCGTTCCTGAACGACATCAACATTTCGGGGCTGAAGTTTAAGGGAACAAACACGGCGGGCGACATCAATCAGGGCATCCGGCTGTACTATGTGAACGGCTTCAGCATCACGAACTGCGAGTTCCTGTATCAGGATTTCCACCAGCTCAACGTCACGTCGAGCATTCGTGGGACGATCTCGGACAACCGTTTTACCGGCGTCGAGTATGACGGCGTCACCGGATCGTCTTTCTACAGCGTCGTCCTGATCGACGCGACGCAGTGGGTCAATGTTGAGAACAACATTTTCAACCTTGGCCGCGCCGCCGTCACGACGACAAAGAATGCCGGCCTCGAATACCCCGGCCAACCGCTCTTCATCAACATTCTGGGCAACCATATGTTTGATGCGTCGGCGGGAGGCCCCGGTTTCGGGAACTGTTACCAGCACCATGGTTTTGGCCGCTTCATAAACTTTAGCAACAATTCGGCTGACGGTGGGTATGCCGGCATCGCCATGTTTGGCGGCGAGGACGTCGTCATCTCCAACAACATCCTGACTAACGTCTCGACGTCGGGCGTGTCGTTGGGCGGGTTTGGCCCGTATCTGTCGCGCATTACCGTGAGCGGCAACTATATAAGCCGGTCCCTGTCTGACGTGGTGACCGTCAAATATGGCGTTTACCTCGACGAAACCGCCACCATCACGGACATCGCCATCACCAACAACATTATTGTCAACTTCTGCGACGACGGCGGCGTTGGCATTTATGTCGGCTACGGGGCGTCGTCTTACGGCGTGCAGGTCGCCAACAACTTTGTGTCGGCCGGGTCGGCCTCACAGGTTACGACCAGCAATTACGGCATCGTCATGGGCGCCGGCAATTCGACGGTCATGAACAACACGGTGTCGAACTACAAGAACGGCATTGACGCATCCGGCAACAACGTGATCGCGTCCAACAACGCCGTGTATGTCGGCAAAATCGGCGGCAGTCTTGCGGCGGCGGGGACGTATGGCATCTATTCGTCCAACGCCGATCACGTCACGCTGGCGAACAATCAGGTCTACAACGCCTATTACGCCATTCATGTCGGCGCGGGCGGAACGACGGGCTACCCCAACATCGTCGGAAACGTCGTCGACACTTGTTACGTCGGCGTCACGACGACCGCCAACGTGGTCGCGCCCGCCGTGCTGAACAACTTCGTTCGCAACGCCTCGTCTGCCGCCTACTCGCTGACGTCCAGCACCGGCGCGGGCGGCGTCAAGCTCTACAGCGGCAGCGCCACCGACAGCAACGCGAGCTACTAAGCCATGGCCGTCACAGCAACCGTCCTGATCCCCGCCAAGATTGCCGAGGCAACGCAGACGACGCAATACACGTCTGCGAACGTCACGACGATCATCGACAAGTTCACGGCGACGAACTACAGCGCCACCGCCGCAACGATCAGCGTCAACCTTGTGCCGCTGGGCAGCGCAGCGGGCGACGCCAACTTGATCGTCAAGGCCAAGACCCTCCAGCCGTCGGAAACTTACACGTTCCCCGAACTGGTGGGCGCGGCGCTGATGGCGGGCGGCTTCATCTCGACGCTGGCCGGCACGGCGACGGCCATCAACATTAGGGCGTCGGGGCGCGTCATCTCGTGATCGACATCGACGACCTAGAAGCGAAACTGCTGGGCGAGCCTGAGTTCGATTGCCCAGTCACGCATCGCTTCGGGCCGGGCGTCTATATCCGCGAAGTGCTGATGCCGAAGGGCGCTTACATTATCGGCCACCGCCACAAAACGACGCATGTCAACATCATGCTGACCGGCGTCTTGGG